CAATGCCTTTCCTGCGAGGGCTGTGCCTAAGATGCCAGCAAGCGGATTGGAGTAACTAGGCTGTACGGTCTGCATACCCTGTGGAGCGCCAAACGATGACGATAAGAAGGATTGCAGCGCAGCGTAAGGAGCCTGTTGTTGGTAGTTAAACCTCTGGATTGCGTCTTGCAGGGCAGCTTGTTGGTAGCCCTCTGCCGCCTGGCCGACTTGTGCGAGTTGAGCAATGTCTGTGTAGTCCTGAGCAGCCAAACCTGGCGCAGCACCAATCGCCGCTTGTTGTCTTGCTCTCTCGGCCTCGTAAAGGTCAAGACCCATACCCAAAGCCTGCTGTTGCCTTCCACGTTCAGCCTCATAACCGGAATAACCTAGCTGCGCCGCTTGGTTAGCAAGAGCGTTAGCAAGAGCACCCTGAGCCCTTTGCTCTTGGGACATAAGCGCTTCGTTGGTTCCGTACCTTCCGGCGGCAGACGCTCTCGATCTCATCTGGTTGATTGCGTCCTGATAGGACGTACTCGCTGCCTGGAAGCCTGGTTGCAAAGCAGCCGTGTAGTATGGGTTCTGTCCTAAATAACCACCTGCAATCGTGTTCGCAAGCGTTGGAGACGTTGCAGACCCTAGCGTTTCAGCACGAGATCCGCCTAATGTCGTTGCAAGTTGTTGTTGCGCCATAGGCACAAGCGGATTGCCCTGCATGGCCCTAGACTGCATGGCCGACAGAGCAGATTGCGTCTGCTGAGACGGTCCTATATACGTCTGGCCTGTAAAGTATTCGGGAGCGCCAGCCTGGTAGAGACGCTGAGCCTCGCTTAATCCGTATTGAACATACGGACGCATCGTAGGATCAAGTTCTGTCCTGGTTACTGTGTTTGTTGAACCGCCAGCCATATCAAACCTCTCTCACCCATTTCCTGGGTCTAAAACCTAACGCCTTAGCTTTTTTATCCCAACCTTTACGCCAAGAATCAAAGCTGATAGTTTTCGCGCCACCATCTCTCGCAATGCGGAGAACATGATCCATGCCTGCATCAAAATCTCCCTTGCCATAAGCAACCCAAACATGCAAATTATCGCCCATAGGCTGCAAAACAACAAAGCCAACAACAGTGTTGTCCTCAACAAAAGCCCAAAGCATTGATCGCTGGTTAAAGCAGTCAGAATAGATGTCCTCCGGTATCCATGCTTCTGGACTCTTCTTGAGAACAACCTCAAGCCCTGGCTTGATGTACTGCCAGACCTTTCTGAGTTCATCTGGCTTGATATATTGCACATTCATCCGACCACCACATAGCCGTAAGTTTTATCAGAGGTTGCATTTGGAAAATGCGTAATCGTCGCGGACCCGTTCGTAACCGAAGAGATGTACACAAGCGGTCCGTCTGAAATGTGTTGAATGGTTACTATTACAGATGGTGTTGCCGGTCTTGTAGGGCTTGATTGTGCGCCAATGTACTCTAACTTCACCTGAGTGCTAGCAGCAGCCCACATCAACTCAACATAGTCATTGGCAGCAAGATCTACAAACAAATTCAATGCAGCAATCAAATGCCCATCAGTGCCACCATGCGAGTTCGGTATGGAAAACTGAGAATTGCTGTTTGTGAGATCAGACCCGTTTTTACGCATCCAAATGTCTGCATCATGGATCTGTGTATCCGTATTTGCAAACTGAACCGAAAATTGCACGTTGTATTTGCCAGCAGCCCTTACGTTAATCCTAGAGGAATTGGACAAAAAAACGTTTTCGCTAAAGTCTGTGTTTGATAGCGTGATTGCGTAAGCTGTTGTTGTGCTTGCAACAGTTTGGTCGTTGACATCATAAAAAGAGCCAAACGGCAATCCGCTTACATAGGCAGCAGCAGAGTAAGGGACAAGGATGATCTTGCTTTCTACCCCTATTCTCGCGTCTGTGATCGTGGTTGTAGTCGCGTTTCCTGTGTTGAGCGTCACCGTTCCCGTGTTGTTGGTCTTACCGTCCATGATGCCACGGACGATTTCAGCAACGGCTCGTTGATCGCCACCAAACGGAGGCAGCGTCCTGAAGATCATCGCATACCCTGTGGGACAATAGTTACATCTAAACCAACCGCAGACGACCAAACGCCAGAAGGTATTGCTTTGATTCGGTGATAGGTTCCCGCTGAACGTAACCCGATGCGGTTATCGTCGTTGCTCGTGTAAGTAGAACCCGTAAAGTCTGTCTGTTGGTTTAGCCTGCGTCTTGAGTTGACCTGTACGGAACAAGTCCCACCGTCAATAACAGGTCGAATCAGTGTCATTACTGAAGGCATGTCGTTCAGAGATAGATCCGGTGTAACGATGTTCGCGGTTAGATTAGACCCAGAAAACGCAATGATCTTTGCGCCTAACGTCCCTGTTAGCAAGGTCGAAGTCACCGTATAACCAAAGGAATCGAGGCTTGCGGGTAGAGAATCAAGACCACCAAAAGAGTCTAGTTGCTCTAAGGTAAGGCCAGAAGACGAAGTTGTTGTGATCGCTGTAGACGAAGCAATGGTATCTGCGTTGATCTCAGCGTACGACCACTTAGAGAGGTTAAAGTTGTAGATCAAGAGCGCAGTTGTTTGGTCTACGGTCTTGAAACACCAAATAACAAGGTTCTTAAGTGGGTCTACAGCAGCAGACATCGTGGATAACTGCGAGATGTCTACGGTATTAAAGAACCATCTATCTACCTTCTCTACCGAAATAGACTTAACTTCCTGTCCGTTCGTGACATAAAACCCGTCGTCAGACAAAAAGAAGCTCGACCCTGCGTACTGAATGACTGAGTTTGGCTCCATACAACCCAAACCCCTGGAGATCGTGTCGAACTGGAATACAAGTGGGCTTCCAACGTAGGACATACGGACAACCGCACGATCCATAAACACGATGCCGTACTCACCGCCCGTCAGACCCTTAACGTGTCCACCGTCGGGTATGTCTTGATAGTCCGCTTGTGTTGTTGCAGCAGGAGTCCAACTCGTCTCGTCTCCTAACGCGCACCACTCCACGCGATTAGGGTAGACCGTTGAACCGTTGTTAAAGCCAGCAACTACAAAGTCCCTGACTGTTGTGACATACCTGGACTTAGGCGCAGCAGCACCAAGGTCTGCAAATAGGGTAGACGTACCCATGAGATAACCTTGAAGCCTGTTACCTCCGTTGGCTGCAATCACTCGATTGCCAAACTGAGTAAAACGCCACTTTTGATCCGATGGTGTTGTATACCCTCCAGACTTAGAGACATCCGTAAGGTTTAGGTTCGTGCCTAGCTTAAAGAGTTTTGTGTCACCGCCAGCAAAGACCGTCACCGCCTCGTCCGGAGCAGCCGCAGCAGCAACCGAATTAAGCGTTTCTGAAGCCGCATTGCTCCACTCACTAGGCGAAGATAAAGGGCCATAACCTACCTGTTGGGGTATGACGTTCTTGGCATCAACCAGAGCACCTGCTACCCCTGGCTGATCCGGCAACCACTCACCAAAGTTAATTCTCATCGCTTAGCAAGCGTCATGGTTAGAGGGACACCCGAATACTGGCCTTCCTCGTCTGAACGCGTGAGAGCAGCAATAGCACGATCATAAAGCGCACCCCAGGTCTGTAGCCTGGGATCGTTCATAAGATAAGGCTCAGCCTCGCCTAACGCCCCGTAGAGGAGTGCATCCGGACAGGTCGTAATCCAGAGATTTGTCGTGTTTGACGTAGATAAAAACGCAGGAGCCGCGTAGTAGAGGATCTTGATGTCGTAATTGCTGTCAGGAATTGGGGCAAGTTGAATCGTAGACCCAAGGATGGTGTAGAAAGCTGGTACACCACTTTGGTTCGTCCTACCGTTCCGAATAAAGATGCTCGGCGTTGCGAACGTAATAGGGAAGTCGGGGTCAGAGTCAACGTACACATCCCTTGCTTGCAGGAAGTCACTAGGGAGGTTAATTGTCGAGACTCCACCGGTCGCCGTAACCGATGTTTGCGTAAGCATTTGCCGCAAGCGTAAATCTCTACGGAGTCGAATCTCTGCGAGTTGGATGAAGTCAGGGATCGCGGAAGTAAGATCATCTCGTGAGAGATAATTAGCTATCGTTGTCTGTAGATTGGCGTAACTGTTTAGGGCCATATTCGACATCGCTCCACCGGTATTCGTGCGTCCCGATGTGTCCTATTTCGAGGCTCAATTCGTGATCCACGAAAGTTTTTATCCCGTGATCTAGGGCTTTCACGCAAAAATGCACATCTTCGCCAATTAGACCACCCGCCCCCCATACTACATCAAACCAAGGTTGCGGCATAGCCTCAAACACAGACTTATGGGTTAGCACAACCCCAAAACCTACAGCAGTCACCTCTTCGATGCCCTTCTTGCCTCGACTCTCGATCTTCTCGAAGATCTCTTTATCTTCGTGAAAATTGATCGCAGTCGGTAGAACTGGCTTACGTCTCGTGACTGCATTTACTCCGACAATCTTTTGCCCGTGGGCTAACAGTCGTTCTAACGTGTTCTTAGGGAACCTCATGTCCGAGTCAACCCAAAGGATGTACTCAGCACCATCGGCTAAGGCTTCTTTGGCTAATGACTCTCTCTGACTGAATATGAGAGTGCCAGGGGCTGTGTACAAGAGGAACGATCCTCCCGTTAACGCGCATCTATTGGCCCCGTCATATGCCGCCAAACGAGCCATATCGAAAGCAGTCCCCGTCATCATCGTGTCCCGACATGGGACACAAAGAGCTATCTTCATACTTTTCCTGGACGAGTTCTGAAGTGTCTGTTCTCTGGGTCGTTCATCCACGCCCTGAATTTCTTCTCGTCTGCGACAGCAAAGCCTCGCATGATCCCTTGTTTGTTTAGATCGTCAACCACCGCAAAGGGTAGTTGAGCGTATCGAGTCCACTCACCCCAACGCTCACGCTCGTCTGTCGCGTTATAGAGTGCTTTGTTCTGCTCGACAATATCCGTGATGTCTTGAGTACGCTCAAAGACATACTGGTCGTCGGTTGCATGAAATTTAGTTTTGAGCATAAAAAAAGGGAGGTTGTTACGCCTCCCTCTTTTTTACCACAGTTTTTGTTACGCTGTCTTGAGGTCAGCCAAGATACCGTGGGCAGCCTCG